GGAGAAAATATTTCTTCAGTTATTGTAAAGCTAATAACAAGATTTCGGATATCATATGTTTCTCCATCCCGATTGGTAATAAGAAATGTCTCGACTCTATATGAAGAAGGAGTTTGTGAGGCATCACCAATTAATCCCTTAGGCGTATTTTGGGATGGTATATTCGGGTTTTGATAATTAGCCATTGCTTAATACTTTGAAATATGATTCAGCAAAATTGTTAATGTTTTTAGGATTGATGACCTGAATGGATCGCTTGCGATCATTTTCAAGTGCTTCTTTTTCCGCATAAGTAATTCTACTGATTGTAGAAAAGTTAACTGACTGATATTCACCATCGCTAAACTGTAATTTACCGCGAGCTATAATATCATATCCATTCAAGATAGTCTGACCACCAGATATCGCATCGGTTTCATAATACATATAAGAAGCATTACGTAGCAGTTCCCAAGCTAGACGGTTGTTGTCATCGTCCAGCGCTATTCTATATCTATATGTCAACGGTTCATTCACATCGGATACACCGTAAGCTGCAGCTACCACGGCTTTGAAATCCTCAGCCAGTGCTTCCTCAGCTGCGGTTTCAGCATGCACAACTATTTTATAATATGGATACCGCTCGACAAAATGCGAAGGTGTTATTGTACCAACACCAAAGCTATTATTGATATTTCGCGAGATTACCATTTGTGCAGTCTGATAATCATATTCAATGATTTGAGCTCGCATAGGTACATCGGCACCATATTCATTGACCGGCTGCAAGAACATGATTGATGAATACTTTTTACCAAACGGTATATACGACGGATTGCCATAACGTGATCCACCAATCAATTGTGGTGGACTAATTGGATCCATGGTTATACATGCATATGGGTCATACCTCTTATGCATATATGATTCTAGTTCATGTTGAGATAACGGCCATACGCTGTGCCCGTTTCTCAAATGATCATTGACAATGAAAAATGTCCAGTGATATTGACTGCTTCCATATAATATTGTTGAAGTAACATCTGGGCGTTCTTCATCAGATATAGTATGGTTCAGATAAGAAACGCTATTTACTAACTTACTGTTCCTAATCTTAAAATTAGGAGTGATGTCCGTAAATAATGAATAGTCGCCTTGACCATCAAGATCATATTGTACTCGCTGAAACTTATTGAAATATGACATAAAATTTTAATTAATTATGTGTGATCAGTAGCATAGTTTGAAAATTCTTGATATTGTTCAGGTGACATATTCATATTCTTTGCTGGAGTATTTGTATTATTGCTTTGTGCAGTATTTGTATTATTGCTTTGTGGAGCTGCCGGCGCTTCCTCTTTAACTGGAATAAGAAGCTTATTGGTATTAGGTATGTTCTGAAATGGATTATTTTTAAGATCCACGATATCTTTATGAGTAAGGTTCCTAGTTTCTTTAAATGATACCGTAATATCACATTCAAGAGGAGACCCATCTTCATGCCATAAGTTACCGCTACTGTTATAGCTAACATTTACGCTTTGCAAATAACACTCCCATATTTTTGGAATATATTCTATGTCCGACGATCCTTTCATAAACCGGATAGTCCATGATGGTGGATATTTTAGAGTTAAATTATTGGCAGCTGGATACAATCCTTCACGAAATACATTACATATGTTTCTAATCATTTCGGATTCAGCTTGGGAACTTGCTACCATTTTAAACTTAAAGCCGTACCCGCGCGTTCCTACACCAGTAAATTCGGTAACAATATGTCGATTCATTGATACCTTGATACCAATTCCAACTGCTGTTTTGGCTGCTGGCGGTATTATATTTAACGCATTTACACCTGCCGCCGCCGCTGATGCTACAGACATATTCTTAACTAAACTTGTTATTGCACCTGCAGCGCCTTCGGTGGCACCGCGTGCAGCACTACCAATCTGCCCTTGATTTAAAGATGGTGCTGCAGCCGCTGCTGTATCATAGATAGCAGCACCGCTAATCCCTAATGTAGCGTCATCATAACTAGCGCCATCGCTAAATTCTAGTCCCTGAGGTATTGGAAATACAATCTTAGCACTAGCATGAGCATCAGAAAGGTCTTTGACAAGTGAAGAAAATACTATGACCGGACGGTCAAATGTGGTGGTACCCATAATTGAAGGAGCACCACCGATATCCATGGGATAATATAATGTGTGATCCGTGAAATACTTTTTAGCCTTTTCTGCTACTATAGCTGCAGATGTCCCTAAGTTATAAAGAGTTGATGCCGTCCCTGCTCCTGAAATCAGACTGCCTATAATTGAACTTAACATATAAATATCCTAAATCTATTTATATGGCATACCGAGGAAAATACCGTGTTCAAGACCCATCTAAATATGATGGCGACTATCGCAATGTAACATACCGTTCACTTTGGGAACGACAGGTTTTCCGATGGGCAGATGAAAATCCAAATGTAAAACGATGGAACAGTGAAGAAATCATTGTGCCATACCGATGCAAGACTGATAATAAAATGCACCGATATTTTGTCGATCTCAAAATCATTTTTAACAATGGTCAAACCTATATGATTGAGATCAAGCCTGAAAAGGAAACAAAAGAACCGCGCCCTCGAAGTAAAAAAACCAAAGGATATGTTACTGAGGTAATGACATATGTTAAGAACCTTTCTAAGTGGGAAGCAGCAACGGAATATGCTAAAGATCGTGGATATATCTTTGAGATATGGACAGAGAAAACACTTAAGTCTTTAGGCATTAAACTACTCCTCAAAGGATAGAGAAGTTTATGTTATAAATAGATGTATGGCATCTATTTTTGCAAAAATCCAAGACAAAGCTGAACGGGCTGGCATTGTGCCATATACCGAAAAGTCTCGTAAGTGGTTCTTGCAGCGTCTACGCAATATTACCAATGCAACACAGCGTCGCATATTGAATGATGATAGTCTGATACGTCGAAAGAAGCCGCTGATTGGTCGTATGTTCATGTTCTTATATGATCCTAAAGGCAAAGACACTCTTCCTTATTACGACCGCTTCCCTTTGATATTAATGGTCGGTCCAGCCGAAGGTGGATTTTACGGTCTGAACCTACATTATCTTCACCCGCGCGTTCGAGCAATTTTCTTTGATGAACTACAAAGTTTTCTCAACAATGATAAGATGGATGAAAGCACGAGATTTCGTCTTGCATATAGTACGCTATCTCAGGTTCGAAAATTAAGAGCGTTTGCTCCATGCTTTAAACATTACCTATATAAACATGTGCGTAGTACCACAGTGGAAGTACCACCTTCCGAATGGGAAATTGCACTATTCTTACCAACAGATGACTTTGTTGGCAAAAAGAATACCTCAATTTGGAACATATCAAAAACTCTAGTCTCTGACATCAACAGCTAATGGCAACAATCAACGACATAAAAACACTCGTCAATACTCGAGGTGGTTTCGCACGTCCTAATCGGTTTGTGGTAGAGTTTGCTGGTGTGCAGGGTATCATAAACGAGGTTGACTCGAGTAACAATAGTGTTAAAGATCTTAACATACTTGTTGATAGTATAAGTATTCCTGGGCGAACTATAAATTCATTTGAATATGCAATCTGGAATCATTCAATAAAGGTTCCAACTGGATATGATGAAGATGATATTGAAATTGTCTTTAATGTAACAAATGACTTTCTATCAAAGAAGATCATGGATGCATGGCTAGCTAAAGTGATCAACCAACGGTCATATTACGTGTCATATGACGATGACTATAAGAAAAACTTTAAAATATTTCAACTCAATGAACGTGATGAAAAAGTCTTTGGTGTTGAATTGGTAGGAGCGTATCCAGTATCAGTAAAAGGGTTATTCCTAGATAATAATTCCGAATCCAGCGTATCACGATTTAGTGCAACATTTACGTTTAATCGTTATATTCCAGCCGATATAACAAAGAATCCGATTGGGCGCCCGCTAGCCAGTTACTATTCAAAATAACAGATATATAGATTATGAGCCTACCAATTATTTCCACTCCTAAGTATACACTAACACTCCCATCCAACGGAATGACTGTCGAATATCGACCATTCCTAGTCAAAGAAGAAAAGATCCTATTGATTGCTCAGGAAAGCGACGATCAAGTGCAAATCATAGGTGCAATCAAGGATGTTATAAGTTCGTGTACATTTGGTAAAATCAATCCAGATACTCTAACATCATTTGATCTTGAATATGTTTTCATTAAATTAAGAGCTAAAAGCGTTGGCGAAGTTTCAAGCATTGGTATTAAATGTTCTGAATGTGAAGCATCAAACAACATTGATGTCAATCTTGATGAAATTGAAATGACATCACCAAAGGATGTTAACCATAAGATTCCACTTACAGATACGGTTGGAGTAAATATGAAATATATGTCTGTTAAAGATGTATCTGCGCTCTCCGCCAAGAAGAACACAACCAATGCAGATATCCTAACGGACGCAATCATTGCATGCGTTGACAGCATCTATGATGATACTACAATCTATGCAAAGGAAAACACTCCTAAGGCAGAAATGGTATCATTCATTGAATCTTTAAACCGTTCACAGATGCAGAAGATTGAAGGGTTTATGTCAAGCATGCCAAAGCTAGAACACACCGTACATTTCACCTGCTCAAAATGCAAACATGAAAATGATGTGACTCTATCTGGAGTTCAATCTTTTTTCGTATAAGCCTCTCACACGAGTCACTGGCTAATTTGTATAAAACAAATTTTGCATTAATGCAACATCACAAATATAGCTTAACTGAACTCGAAAATATGTTACCGTGGGAGAGGGAAATTTATGTTCATATGCTGATTGATTATATCAAAGAAGAAGAAAGTAAAAAGAAAAACTAATCATGGAAGCCGTATTATCAAGCGACAAAAGTTTAAGCACAGTTATCTCACTGTTAAGAGATTCAACTGCTGCGGAAGAACTAACTTTAGACGAAGTCAATTCTCATCATTACACACTAGCGTCGCCTGATTCACAAAACTTCATTTCTGAGGTTCCATCTCTGTTAAGTCAGATTGGAGATTTCCTCAAAAGTCTAGTTACTTTAACTAAAGACGTCCTTGAAAATGGATCGTTCCTAGTCAAAAATGCTAGAGAGGAAAAAAGTGAAAAATTAAAGTCTAAGCAAACGGCTGCTGACAATGCTAGCAGCGGTGTATCATTTGATGACCTTACTGCGGCATCTGCTAGTCAAGGTTGGCTAGGACGATTGTTGTCAGTAGGAGCATTCTTAATTGGTACAATCGTAGGAGTTGTTACCGAATTGAGCGTGTTCATTAAGAATGCATTTAAAGGTACCTTTATCGAAAGCTTAGCTCTTAAGATCACATCTCCTATCAAAAATGCATATGGGAAGATTGGTAAAGGTATATCCATGTTATTTGAATTTGTTAACGCAAAATTTCTTACTGTATTTGATGGTATCAAACAATCGCGTTTCATGAAAATGTTTTCTGGGTTAGGCGAATCATTTTCGATGATAGGAAAAGGATTTCAATTTCTTTTCAAAGGATCAGGTTCTGACTTGATGAAAGGCCTGACTAAGTTTATTGAACCAATTCTCACTTTCTTTAAGTTTGGTAAAGCGCTCGGAAGCGCGCTAACTAAATTCCTCGGTAAAATAGCAATACCTTTGACAATCATTATCGGACTATGGGATACCATAACCGGTGCAATAGCAGGTTATAAAACAGAAGGAATCACTGGAGCGATCAAAGGAGGAATAAGCGGCTTACTTAATTCTCTTGTTGGAAGTATACTTGACTTGATTAAGGACGCCGCGTCATGGGTAATAGGCGCGCTCGGGTTTAAAGACGCCGCCGCTATGCTGGATAGCTTTTCGTTTAGTAAACTAATCAGCGATGGTGTAACAGCAATTGTTGACACCGTTTCATACTTTTTTGAATATCTTGCATCTGAGTTTTCTGTTTCAAAATTCATTGACGCTTTTGATAATTTTGGAATACTTGGGATCGTTTCAATAATATCTGGTGGTATCCTTGATATGATGAAAGGCGCAGCCTCATGGATATTAACTATGTTTGGCGCTACCGATTGGGCAGTTGCGCTTGACGGATTTTCATTTCAGGATTTGTATAAACAAATCTTAAATAAGATGAAAAAGTTTTTTACGGATGCAGTATCAAAATTCGCATCTTTAGCAATCAATGTTAAAGAAATGACTGATGCATTAACAAAAACAATTTTAAAAAATACTTTGCCTCGACCGGATCCTAACAGCTCATGGTATAGTCCTCAAAACTTAGCGGCATCAGCTATACCAAATTCGATATATGAATATGCCGGTATTGATCCTAAGACAGGACAACTATCAACGACACTTGAAAATAATCAGTCTAAGATTATTTCGGTTAACCCAGCAGATACCGCATCGATGGTATCAACTAGCACCGATACTCGCTCGACTACCATTGTGAATAATATATCACGCGGTGGCGATGTTAATAACATGTCGAACAGCAATGTTAATAACAACGTAAATGGCGCTTCCAGTCCAATTATAACCGGAAGCGCCATGGGGCTTTATGCGTTCTAAACCAAATTAGCTTTGTGCCAATTTAGCAAAGTAGCTAAGATCATCATCGTCGCCGCCACTCGAGGTGGATGAAGATGAGATGCTAGACACATCGTCTTCTGGTTCATCGAATGAAGAACTGCTAGCAGCTGGTGCCGCAGGTTCATAACTGCGTCCGACATTCACTTCGGACACGGGCGCGGATGCAATGCTAGCTGAGCCATTAACGGCTTCTTCACCAAGAACTTCAATGAGCTTGCGCTTCAATTCAGCATAAGTCTTATACTTTGTTGGATCGGTATAATCAGACAGTGCATGAAGTTTACCATATACTTCTTCAAGTTTTTCGTCGTCTGCACCAAACAGTTCAGTCGACTTGTCAAACTCACTCTTATCATAATTACGATAACCTTCAAAGTTACGAATCTTAAGGCGGAAATTAGCACCGGCCCAGAAGTCAAACGGATTGACCGGAGTCTCGTCCTGGAATTGTGGTTGCATCAAGTCCATGATCTTGTCAAAGATCTTCTTTCCATATTTGAACAGAAAGACTTTACCTTCATTGCTTGG